AAGGTTTTCTGGTTCTCATATTCCGAAATTTAATCCTAAGTTGAGAATCAAATATTATATCTACTTTTTTACCACAAAAGTTTAATTTAGTGTTTTTGGTAATCTGCGTAACATGTTCTTGAACTCCGTCTGTCAAACTGGTGACAAAACTATTATCGTGTTCCATTCCATCACCGGCCTCAATGGTCAAGTTTATTTTTTTCATGCTTGATCAAACTGTAGACACTTATTGTACCACTTCTGTGTGTTTGTGTTTAATACTTTTTTTAAGAAGTTTAAACCAGATTTTTTTTGCCTTGACAAGATCATGACGAATTTCAGCACGATTAAGTTTTAAGATTAATTTACGTGTTTTCATTTAGTTTGGTACCAACACTATTTTCTTAGTGTTTGTTGCAGGATCAATCATTTCTTGCCAATGGTACCCAACTGGTGGTTGCTGAACAACACTCACAGGTGGTTGAACAATAACCGGTTGTGGTTCAACATAAACAGTATTAGGGCGACTTAATTCGTATCCAATTACTCCACCAATTAGTGCAGGAGCAACCCACCCACCGCCGCTGTAATATCCACCGTGCCAGCCGCCTCGATAACAACAATGTGCTTGTGCACTTGCCGATCCCAATGCAGCCAATAATGATAGTGCTAAAAGTATTTTTTTCATTTTAATCTCCGTGTGTATAATAATACAACGCCTTAGGCAAGTATTTAGTATACTGCCTTTAGAAAAAAATGTCAAGTTATTTTGATTATTTCATGCCGCGACGCATGGCCGCTTTGGCATTTTGATCTACAATGTTTTGTGCTTGGTCCACCGACATGTCAGCAGTAGCCGGATCTTCGTTGCCAAGGAAGCGAACTACACCAGAATTTGGATCCAGTGGTTCCAAAATATTACTCAATGGTTCTTGATTGATCATGTCACCTAGGTTTTGTGGTGTAACATTTATGCCCATGCTTTTAGCTATGTCAATAAATGCATCTTGACTGATTTCTTTTTTGGCTGATTGGTCACCGGCTCGACTGCTCAAAAACATACTAATAGCCGCTAGTTTTTTTGCGTTAGCGGCTACAGGATTTTCTTCGACCTCAAAGATTTTCATTATCTACGACCACGACCTAGTGCAGCCGCGGCAGGTCTAGCAGCAGGTTCAACGTCATCAATATCTGGCAGCTCGTCAGCAGGATTCATTTCTGGAGGTGGAGCTTCTGCGTCCATACCTGCATCCATGCCATCTTGTCCCGGAACCATTGGAGCTTGTCCAGTGACAACTCCCAGTGCCTGCTCTAGTTGTTGTTTTGCACCTTGTAAGTTTTGCAACAGCCCTGCCAATGCTGCAGTGGCATCTGTGTTGAATTGCATGGCTTGGTCAACACCAACTTGATCTTTTATCTGTTGCACCAAGGCAGGCAAGTCTTTGAATTGCATGCTGCTGATTTCTTCGCTCATTTTTTGCACTTGATCAACCATGTCTTGGCTGGCCAATACAACTTGGGCTTGTTGAATTTCACTTTCACGCAGTGTACGATACAAATTCCGACGCAGACGATTTTCCATCTGAGTCTGTGGCATCATGGCCACAGAAGCAACCATTTGTTGTTCATCAGGATTGAGATTTTGTCCTGCAGCGGCTTTTTTCATTGCGGCCTGTTGTTTAGGATCTTTAATGGATGCAATTTTCTTGGCTGCCGCAGCTGCCTGAGCATTAGCCACTGTGGGATTCACTGGAGGCATGCCAGCCACTGACCTTGCTTGATTTTGATTGGCGCCAGCAGTTGACCCCACAGACACAGTGGATGTTTCATGCAGTTTGGATCGCAAACCTTGCTCCATCATTACCAATTTCAAGTAAGCTGGGTTTTGTTCGCTAGAGTGAAATTCAGGCTGACGACGATGTTCCGTTATCAGTGATCTCACACGACCCAGCATGTGTCGGGCTTGCGATCGAGTTAGTTGGTCAAAGCCAACTCGACCACCAAAGTAACTTTCCATTACTTTAGCGACTTGTTTTGTTCGTTGTGGCGCGGCCAGTTCTTGCAGTTTCATTTATGAATCCTCGTTGTTGTCTATATTTAGCCCAATTCACACATTTGGTGAGTTCTATTTCTAGTATCTTTTTATATATGATTTTGGTTTCTAATTTGGTGCCAATGTCTTCGCGAAATTGGGCTCGTTTGCTATGATCAGCAACTGCGGATCTTACAAAAATATCGTTTTTTAACAGTTCTAATTTACGGTCGATTGCAAGTAATTCTTGTGCTAGTTGGTAGTTACTATACTTGTCGGCTATACACCAACTAACAGCAGTTCGTGTGCTGGAAAATATTCCTGTTTCTTGCTCAGAACAATAAACCTTGTAGCCAGGTTTAACAGATACTATGCGGTATTTGCCAAACAGTTCATAATCGCCATGTTCGTTTTGCCACAGGAGATTAGACTCCAAGTTTTTAAACTCTGCGTGAATCATACGCTCAAATTCTTGATCTTTAATCATTATTTGAATACATAGTGTGTTAGTAACCACCCTACTGTGGCCACGAGAAATCCAATTATTCCTATTCCCCACCCTATTAGTTGATCTGTACGTTTATCAGCCATTTTTTCAACCAGTGCATGCACTTCTACTATCATAGTTTTGAGACTAGACAATTTATCTTCTAGCACACATAACTTTGTTTCGAGTGCATTGTATCTTTCAGCACATAATTCTACATGTGCTTCCAGACTTTTCTTTTCTATTTCGGTGGTTTCCAACATAATAGTTTCCCAATCAATTATTTATAGGAATAGGTTCAAACCAAATGTTTTGATTGGTACCAGTGGTTATCAGTATAGATGCTAAATTTTCCTGGTTATCTAAATCTATTATCATAGGAACACCTTCGGAATCCAATCTTAGTATTTGTGTTGGATCTGCGCTGTCGCCAAACACACCATCTGCTTCAGTTTCAAATTCAAATGTCCAAATAAAATTGTTTTGCACTGGATCAGTCAATTCAAACATCTGTGTTCGCATGGATATTATTTGTGTGATAGTTTCCCAATTTCTCTGTTGATTTCTTGCGTAATTCCAAGAATGATAATCAGTAATTGTTTGTCCAGTACGATCCAGGAAAGGTATCCGTGCAGATTTTATATGTCCAGTGACACCTGTGGCAGTGATATCAAAAAATGTTCTACAGATAAATCGCATTGACCGTACGATCAACTTTTACTGAGCTGATAGATAACTTTTGCTTGTTCCAGTGCATCTTGTAAAGCAGGATTTGTTTTGGCAGCTCGTCGTATTTGTCCCCAAAGCTGATCTTCTTTTAATTGTTCTTGTAAGTTCATTGCTTTAGGACTTTGACTGTGCAACTGTCGCTGAGCAGAGCCATGCTCTCTGACGTAGACTGTTTCGCCACCATCTGGTGATTCGTAGATAACTGCTTCAGTAATTTTGTTGACCATCATATTGTGTGTATTTAATGTCAACAAAAAACCCCAGGTTTTATTCTGGGGTTGTTTTGCGATAGTATCGAACTATTATTGTGTTACAAATGCTGCATTAGCATAAGCTGCAGTCCAGCCAATGTTCAATCCACCACTTGCATTTGCACCTTGAGCTGCAGTCAAGAACACCGTGGTGTTAGCAAAAGCGCCTGTTGGGTAAATAGCAACATTCAACGCATTAGCAGATGCCAATGGTGCAACTTGATACATAGCAACTGTACAAGTTTGTTGAATTGAAGTCAATGTGTTGGAAACAAATCCCCATGCATTACCTGCACCTGCTGCAGTCAATGCTGAATTAGCAATAACGCTATAGAAGTCAAGTTTTGGACCTTGGAAGTTTGTAACGCTTGCGTTGGCAAGGTTAGCTGTTTGTGCAACGCTACCATTCAGTACGTCGGTTGCAAATACTGGTTGTGCACCACCGTTTACGAGTGTAATATAAGCCATTTGAAAATTCTCCTTAATATGTAGGCATTCTGCCTTACACTTATTTATCTTTTGGCGATAAAATTATGAGTTAGGAGATCAATTCTGGATTGTTTAGTGCACGATTACCAGCTGAAAATCCAAATCTATTGACCAGTTTTGCACGACCAGCAGGAGTTGCTAGTACCCAGCCTTCTTGCCCAGGTTGTTGACGATCCAGTTGTTGTAGCAAATCGCTTTTGAGATCATGCAGTCCTAAAAATGCAGTAAAAGCTGCACTGATACCGTCAATGTTGCTTCTTGGACTTTGCAAATATTCTACTATGTTGTTGAATTTTCTAGGTGTCACATTGGCCTTTAACCAGTTGCCAAATTCGGGCAACAGGTTGTCAAAGTTCGAAGTTATTCTTGAATTAATGTAACGTTTGCACAGTGCTGGTAGATCAGTTATGCCATGACTGCGAAGATCTATTGGGCTAAACAATTGATTAATTGCTGGACCTTTTTCTCTCAGTAACTGTTTGAGTTCTGCAACCAACTTGGCGTTGGGATGAACGTTTTGTATTTCTTTTACATTAGGAGTTATCAACAATAGCCCAGGTACTGGGCGTAGTTTTACATCGCCTAGTGGCTCTGCAGGACTCATTGGGTCAGCAATACGTGTATGTATTGCAACACCTACTTCACTGTTGCCAATTTGTTGTCCAAGATTGCTCGTCGCAGGAATTTTATATTCAATGAAGTTGGGCCTGAACACATATGCACCTGCTATTTCTGGTGGCGTTTCGGTATACAATAAGTCACCTTGGATGTACCCTTGGAAGTTGGCAGGCACTGCGGCACTCAACAAGGGCCACAGTTTCACATAGATAGCAATTAGATCGCCGCGTTCTCCACCACGCTGATTCATGATCCGGGCAATTTGTTCTGGGCTGGTGGCCAGGCCATCATAGCCTTTGGCCAGGAATCCAGACTTGTCTGTGAGCACAAACTCTCCTGTGGGCTTACGACCAAATATGATAGCGGGTTTGCCATCCCATTTTACAGTGGTAGTGCTGGCAGTATCTGCAGCTGCATCTGCTATGATTTGCAGTGCCTCTCTAATGCCACGACTGCCTTTTTCAAACACAAGGTCTTCAAGGTGTTCAATGCGTACATCTTTGGCAGACTCTACCAGAGGCCGCATGCCTTGATTTACGATACGATCTCTCAGTCTGGCCAAAAAATTTGTTTCATTGTATTCATGATACAATGTATCGGCACTTTCAAAAAAAGGTTCGCCTTCTCGTTCCATATGCGCTCTAAAGTCCGCAATTTTGGCATCTTTTTTTGGATCACGTGCTAGTGCCCGCATGATGGCTTCTACACTGTACAAATCAGCTCTGGTGGCAGCATTGTTTAACAACAATTTAGCTACCTTGTCAGGGTCATCCGATATAATTTGATTTGTGGCACGATCTGCAATGCCATCAATTTGATTGAGTTTGTAGCCCATGCTTTTGGCAATGCTATTGAGCATGATATTTCTCAAGGCACCTTTGTATTTGCTGTTGGGATCGCTGGTCAATATAAACCTGCTCCATTGGGGTTTTTTCAGAAATGTAAAGTCAGTTTGTACATAGCCGCTGTCAGGGCGTCCAGTGATGGGAGTTTTAAAGTGCACAATGCTGCCAGTTTTACGTACATAATCTTCGGGCTTGAATCCATGGCTTTGACTCCACTGAACCAGCCTGTTGGCCAACTGTTCTTTGGTAAGTTGATTGGCATCAATTTCAAGGTCCAGATCTCCGGATGTAGGTTTTTTGCCAGTGCTGCCAAGCCACTTTTCAGGAAAACCGTGTTCATCGTTTTCACCGCGTAGATCAAGACCTGTCAGCATTTCTAGCCACATCACAGTGGGTGCAACATCAGTCTGATTGATACGTTGTGTCAGGGCGCGGCCGTCACCATCTTTGAATACATTGCCGCCTTCAAATATGTTCATATGGGTGTCATCCCCAAGGTCATCAACAGTGCATCAACCTGAGGATTGTTGGTACGTTTGAATGTTTTGTCGCCACTGTTGATTCTTATCATTTGACCTATTTGTTGCATTTGTGCAGGAGTGACTCCAATGGCACGCAATCTCTGTTGCATGACTGGTTTTACTGCCGCCGCACTGGCTATGCCGCCAGTGCGTGCCTGAGGATTTTTGTTTCTAATAGACTGGGCAACAGCTTGTACTCCAGCCACTGCTACTTGAAAATATTTTGCAACGGCTGCTGCCTGTTGTGCAGTGCCTCTGGTATTTACAATTTGTTCCAAAGCAGTGTTCAATGCAGTGTCAATTTCTGGTAACTCTCTAACATCATCCATTTCTATTGTTTCGCCGGTGGTTGATTCACGTGTTTTGAGATGATCATCACTCCATGATATAAAAGCATCAGCATATTGATCTTCGTCTGGTGATACAGCTTCATTTATGGCGCCTTGCTGGCGCAATTTAGCAATGATGCTGGCATTTTTTGGATCATTAGGATCTAATTTTTGTCCACCAATGCTGATAGGTTGATTTGAAGTTTGTGATTTCAGTGGGGTGGTTGTAACTGCACTAGGAGTGCCAGTGAGTTGTGCGGCGCCTGCTGCACCATAGTTAGGTGTCGGTGCTGTTTTTGGTGCAGGAGCAGGTGTGCTAGCAACCACAGTTGGTTCAGCTTTGGACCAAGCTGAAACAAGGCTTTGAATATATTGTTTGACTGCAGGATCTGTTTGAACTTTTTTCAGTTTGTCTTGCCAGTCAGCCGACGGTGCTTGGTATTGTGGCCCAAATCCTTGCTTGGACAATTTTTGGGCAGCAGCTTGTGCAGTTGATGCATAGCTGGGTGCTTTACCAAAAACTCCAGTGGATCTATCATAGGCTCTGGTGGCAGGATTGTTTGTGACTGCTGATGCAACACCACTGGTAGCACTTTTGGCTGCAGGCCCGACTGCTGACGCAGTCTTGTTATAGATATTTTTGGCACCGGTTGCAGCAGACCCAGCAACATTTTTTATGTTTTTGCCAGCCTGTTTAACCCCTCGTATGATCTCTTGGTCAGTTGGTATCATACCTTTGATAGTATTGCCCATTGTGCCTGTTTTGTTTTTAAGACTATCCATGAACCCTTCGTTCAATGAGTCTTGTGTTAGTTCATGTATTTGCATCTGTGCGTCTCACTGTACGGGTAAATTTTCCAGGATCTCTCAGTCTAATCGCATTAATCAATTTACGTTGTAAATTATCTGCTTGTTCTGGTGTGTAACTAGAATCTATTTGTTCTAGCAATCGTATGGCACTGGCGATAATGTTGGTGGCGCGATTTTCTAAGACATGACGCTGATCGCGCTCTGCGTATAGACTGTCTAACTCTTCTAATAAACTTCGCGTTTTCTTTTGCATTTTGTGCCAGAACCTTTTTATTATTTATTGGTTTTGTTCAATCTAATCTGTTAACAAACGTCTAAAAGGGTCTACTATTTCTGGCATTACCGCCTGTAAATCTTCTGGAAACTTAGAAATTTCCAGATCAATAAATTTTGATAGATGATTTTGTATTAATAGCTCACGATTGTTGAGTAATCTATCTTTACAATTTAATCTTAATTTTGCTGCTTTTTCTTTATTTGAAAGTAACTGTATATTTTGTGAAAATGCATAATAACATCTTTCAATCAGAGTATCATAACTTTGATAGCTGTGATCAATTATATCATCAAATATATCAAATCCTAGTCGTTTCCATTCAGACGCTTGATTATATCCGCCGATCCAAATTGGAAAAGTTAACCCTAATACAGACCATAATATTTTTTCCGTAAATGTTGCGGCTGTTTGATAACTTACACTTTCGGTTATGAGAGATATAGCAGAATTACTAAATAAATCTCCAATTCCGTTCTCCCATTGCCACTGGAATGTACCTATATTGTTTATGTTACTTGTGTTATTTGT